CTTCCGCGTACCTTCGGTCGGTTATCGGGCAGGACGTTTACCCGACGACGACTTCGACGTTCACGGCATGGCCGGATGCTGGGCGGGTTGATCTGCCTCAGTATCCGGTCGTGTCCGTGGACGCGGTCGAACGGGATTCGGTTGCTGTGGATTACACGTACCGTCCCGGGTATTTGACGGTGTCGTGTGATGACCCGGTGGATGTGACGTTCACGTGGGGTGTCGCTACGGCGCCGCCTGTGCTGGTTTCGTTCTCCGCTGTTCTCGTGTCGCAGGCGATCCTTGCGGTTGAGACTGGTGCCGGCCTCACGTTTGGTGGGCTGTCGTCGGTGGCGCTGGATGACTTCAAGGCGGCGTTCGCTGATGGTGGCGCACAGTCCGGGATGGTGCTTCCTGAGCCGCAGCAGGCGCTTATTCGGCGGCAGTTTGGGCGTGGGGACGTGACGGTGGTGGAGACCCGGTGAGCATTCTTAGCGGGGCGCTTGGTATGGGTCGTGCGCAGGCTGAGGCGCGGTTCACGGAGACGTTCAAGGCGTACACGGTCTCTCGCACTGGGCCGGATGCTGATGGGCTGTACACCGACACAGAGGTGACGGTCTACGCGGATGTTGCGGGTCGGGTGAAGTATCCGACTCTGACGGTGTCTGAGCGTGAGCAGGGGTCACAAGTCCCTGCTGTTCAGGATGTCCAGATTCATGTTGCGGTCGGCTCTACACCGAACGTGGTTGTGGATGTGTTGTGGCGGGTGACTGCATCCACCTCGGATGCCTCGCTCGTCGGTCGCGTGTTCCGCACTAAGGGTGAGGCGCAGGCGGGGCAGGTCACGGCGTCACGGTATCCGGTTGAACGGGTTACCTGATGGCTGACGGGATCACGTTCAACTTCGACGACCTGGACCGTCTGGCTGCTGACCTGGAGTCGGTTCCGAAGAACATCGGGCCGTTCCTCGAGTCTGCGATCAAGTTCACGTCGGTGCGTATCAAGCGTGGGGCGGCGCGGAAGGTTGGTCGGCGTCGGCATTTCAAGCAGGCGGCGGCTGCGATCGATTTCGACGTGAAGCATTTCAAGGGGTTCGGCGCCGAGGTTGTCCAGTCTGAGATTGGTTACAACAAGGACAAGGATGTGGGCCAGCTCGGCAACCTTGTGGAGTTTGGTGCCCCCAACTCTCCGAACGCGCTGACGCCGGGTAGCGAGCTCGTAACGACCCTCCATGAGGAGGAAGCGGACTTCATTCGCGGTATCGAGCGGGCTGTGGACGACGCGCACAAGAAGGCGGGTCTCTGATGTCGAAGAAGCACACTGACGCGTTGAAGGCGAAGACGCAGGAGATCACCGCGTTCGCCACGAAGACGTTCATCACGATCGCGAAGTATCCGGCTCCGAGCACTGTGAAGCCGGCACTGCCGTACATCGTGTGGCATCCGGCGCAGGGTGAGAACGAGCAGACGGGTGTGACTGGCCCGCGTGTGCGGAAGTCTCCCCGTTTCACGGGGCACATCGTGGGCGAGGACGCCGATCAGGTTCAGGTTCTTCTGGATCTGCTCGAGGCGAAGCTGTTCCCGGACGGTCGGGGTATCACTCTGACTGTGACGGGGGAGCGGTCGAAGCCGCTCTGGTTCTCGTCGCCGCTGCCCATTCAGGTGCAGACGGACCCGCAGCCAACGATCGTGTACGCGGTTGTTGAGGTAGGTTGGTCGGCCGACCCCGAATAGCCCACTCGTTTCTAGGAGCCCTCGCCATGTGCGGGGGCTTCGCCAGTTAAGGGGGTCCGCATGGCGAAGCGAAAGCAGCCCGCGAAACCGATCGACCCGAGCCACATCGAGCTTGAGGACGCGAACGGGAACCGGGTCACGGTAACCGCCGCACATTGGCGCCGCTGGAAGGCGTCGCTTTCACAGACCTTCCGCCCCGTGGCGGAGACACCGGACACGACCGTGTCCATTGAGCCGCCCACGGGCGACAAGACAGAGGAGAACTGACTATGGCTCTTGAAGCCGTTCCCCAGTCCGTGAACTGGGACGACAACCTGCGCATCACCTGGACTGCGGAGGCTGACGACCCGAAGTCCGCCGCGGACCTCATTGCGGGCGTCGACCTGACGTACTCGCTGAAGACCCTTACCCGCACGATCAACGAGGCCCGCATCGAGGACCCGCGTCTGACGCTGAAGCAGATCCTTGAGCGTCCGGGCAAGGTCACTGAGCAGGTTGAGGTGCAGTACGTGTTCGGTGACGACGCGGATGTGGCTGCGGCAACGCTGATTCAGGGGACGAAGGGTCACCTGACGCTCCGTTACTCGATCCCCAACTCGACGGTGTGGGCGGCGGCGCAGGTTGTCGACGTCATCACTGTTGAGTGCGGCAAGCAGCGTAAGGACTCGCCCGTTGAGAACGGTGTTCAGACCCTCACGCAGACGCTGTTCGTGATCGACATCACTGAGGACGACGTCGCGATCGCTGCGTAACAAAGCCCCGGGCTGGGTGGTTCCTCCACCGTCCATCCAGCCCGGTTCCCTCCACGGTGGAGACAGGTGGAGAACATGAGCATTCAGGATCTGATTGAGAAGGCCCGGGCGGAGGCGGCTACACCCGTCACTGACTCGGCGAACGTGGTTGTTGGTGGCGAGATGGTCGCGCTGACGTTCACGAAACTGCTGGGTGCGGAGTGGTCAGCGATCACCGCTATCAACCCGCCCCGTAAGGGTGCGCAACTGGACTCGAATCTGGGTTACAACCTGGATGCTGCGGCTGGGGCATACCCGGTCGACAGGCTGACGGTTGCCGGTGAGCACCCGACCGCCCCGGAGTGGGTTGAGCTGTATGGGCTGCTGGATTCCCCTTGGCGGGAGACGATCGCCCTGAAACTGTGGGGGCTGAACCAGCAGGGACCAGCGTCGAGGATTCTCACACTGGGAAAAGCTTCCTCGGGGGCCGGTTCCAGGAAGAAGCGGAACTAGCCCTCGAGATAGGTGTCTCGCCGCGTCGGCTCTCTGGTTGGGAGCCGGCTGAGGTGACGACTTACGAGTATGACGGCGATCGTCTGGTTAGTTCGGTGACGATCCGGGAGGCGGAGTTCTCGCCGTTGGATGTTGCGGCCATGTTGGAGGCTCGTCGTCGTGCACGGGTTCGGCGTGGCCCGCATGGGTACACGGTCGCAGAGGCGACTGACCCGGACAACCAGTTCGCTTTCGTGGCGAAGCCGCGTCAGGACTGGGCTATGCGGGCGCTGAATCAGGCGCAGGAGGCGTACCGGGCCGAGAACCCGAAGGCTACCGATCTGGGGTCTCTGGTGTGGGACGTGCAGAAACGATCGTGAACACCCCAACGGTCAGCAGCACCAACGAGGGCATGTAGAGCCACAGGGTGCGGAGCAGATCCAACCCGAGGGTCATGTAGACCGTCACGCCGGCGAGCAGCACAGAAACCGCTATTAGTGCTGCCCCGGTGACGGTCTTTGCCCTCATGCAACCGAACAGTACCGGACTGCCGGTCGAGATACATCCCTGGAGGGTGCATGACTAGGCAGGTCAAGGCTGAACTGGCCATCGGGTACCAGCAGTACGTCGATGGGATGAAGAAGGCTGCTGCGGCTACGCGGGAGACGGCTACTGAGGCGCAGAAGCTTGCGGAGCAGCGGGAAGCGTTCACGCTCCTTGGTCGCACGGCGCTTGCGTCGGGTGCTGTCATTGCTGCCGGGCTTGGTGTGGCTGTCGCGAAGTTTGCGGAGTTCGATCAGGCAATGTCGAACGTTTCGGCGACCGGTGAGGATGCGCGCGACAACATTGAGGCGTTGCGTGATGCGGCGCTCGAGGCGGGCGCCACCACGGTCTTTTCTGCCACCGAGTCGGCTAACGCGATCGAGGAACTGGCGAAGGCTGGGCTGGACGCGTCGGAGATCCTGGGCGGTGCACTCGCGGGTTCCCTGGACCTCGCCGCGGCGGCAGGTATCGGCGTCGCGGAGGCCGCGGCGATCGCTGCCACAACACTCCAGCAGTTCAACCTGGAGGGCAGTGACGCCACGCATGTGGCTGACCTGCTGGCCGCGGGTGCGGGCAAGGCGATGGGTGACGTGGGTGACATGTCGCAGGCGCTTGCTCAGGCCGGTCTCGTCTCGGATCAGTTCGGCGTCTCCGTTGAGGAGACGGTGGGTTCTCTGGCGGCGTTCGCGTCGGCTGGTCTGCTCGGTTCGGACGCGGGTACGTCGTTCCGGACGATGCTCCTGCGTCTCGCGAACCCCACGGGTGAAGTCCGGGATCTCATGAAAGAGATCGGGTTCGAGGCGTACAACGCTCAGGGCCAGTTCATTGGTCTGTCTGGTCTGGCCGGCGAGCTCGAAACATCCCTTGCCGGGATGACGGATGAGCAGAAGCAGACGACTCTGGCGATGATCTTCGGTCAGGATGCGATCCGTGGCGCGACGGTCCTCTACGAAGAGGGCGCGGCCGGTATCGAGGACTGGACGAACAAGGTTGATGACGCAGGGTATGCGGCTGAGACCGCGGCGACGAAGCTCGACAACCTGAAGGGTGACTGGGAGGCGCTGTCGGGTGCCGTTGACACTGCCCTCATCTCTATGGGTGAGGCGGCGGATGGTCCTCTGCGGTTCTTCACGCAGGGTCTCACTACCCTCGTCGACAAGTTCAACGAGATTCCGGCTGCCGGTCAGCAGGCCGTGTTCTGGATCGGCGCCGTGGCGAGTGCCACAGGTCTGGCGTATGGCGCGTACCTGCTTCTGATCCCGAAGGTGGCCGAGTTCAATGCGGCGCTCGAGTTGATGAGCCCGCGCACTCAGTCTGTCGCCAAGGGTCTCGGCATGATCGCCAAGATTGGTGGCGGTGCTATTGCCGGCCTGGCGGTCGGTGTTGTCGCGCTCGACGCGCTCACGCAGGCGCTCAAGGACATTGGTCCCGGGGCTGAGGTCGTTGCGAACAAGGTGACGACGGCGCGGAGCGCTGTTGACCTGCTGGCTTCTTCTGCTGGCAAGTTCGGCGGCACCGACATCAAGCTTGCGACCGAACAGCTCAAGCAACTCGGCGACATCCTTGAGAAGGGCCCCGATTCCGGTGCGGGCATCATCGGTGCTTCGACGATCACCAACCTGGAGTTGCTTGGAAACGAGCTCGCGAAGGTTGCGGAGTCGGACCTTCCCGCCGCGCAGAGGCAGTTCCGGCTATTGGCTGAAGAGGCTGGGCTGTCTGAGAAGCAGCAGAAGCTACTCCTCGACCAGATGCCGGCGTACAAGTCGGCTCTTACTGAGCAGGCGACCGCTTCGGGCGTCGCTGCTGATGGTCAGGAACTCCTGGACCTCGCTTTCGGCAAGACCGAGGAGTCCACTGAGGACAACGAAGATGCGCTGAGGGCGTTGTCGGGTCAGGCGTCGGTGACCGGTGACGATATTGACGCGCTGGCGGACCAGATCCGCAACTTCGGCTCGGCGACTCTGAACGTTCGTGACGCGCAGCGTCAGTTCGAGCAGGCCACCGACGACGTGTCTGACGCGGTCCAGCGGCAGATCGAGGAGTTCATCAAGCCGCAGGAGGACGCGTACCTGGCGGCGAACGGAACCCTGGATGGGTTTGTGGCTTCGATGGAGGGTTTCATCCCGACGTTGGACACCACGACACAGTTGGGGCGTGACGCTGAGGCGTCGCTGGATGACCTCGCTGAGTCGACCCTGGAGTTGTCAGCGGCGACGCTGGAGCAGACGGGTTCACAGGAGGACGCGAACGGGATCATCGCGGACGGGCGTCAGCGTCTTATCGAGATGCTGGAGCAGTTCGGGATTACCGGGCAGGCTGCGGAGGATTACGCGGACGACCTTGGGTTGATCCCGGGGAACGTTGAGACTGCGGTCGAACTGACCGGTGTCGAGACTGCTGAGAAGGATCTCGCGTGGCTGACTCGTCGGCGTGAGGCGCAGATCGCGGTCACGACGTCGGAGCCGCGGCTGCGTGACGGTGCGGCGTCGGGCGGTCGCGCCTACGGTGGCGAGATCACTGGCCCGGGTGGGCCGACTGATGACTCTGCTGGCCTGTACCGCCTGTCTGACGGTGAGCATGTGCTTACCGCGGCTGATGTGGACGCGATGGGTGGTCAGCACTCCGTGTACGCGTTCCGTGATGCCCTGCACTCCGGTGGGGGCGGGGGTGGCGGACGTCAGCCTGTGCAGATCAACCAGACGATCAATCCGGCGCCGGGTATGAGCGAAGAACACATCGCGCGTGTGGCGGCTGAGCAGATGAACTTTGCGTTGAGGGGGTAGTGATGCTCGCGACCGTAGATGGGTTGGATTTCGTGGGTGACGGTTCGGCCGCGACGTACACGCTCCGTGAACTTGTCGGCTGGTTCGAGGGCGTGGGGGTTCGTAACGAACGAATCCCCCGCCCGACCGGGGATGGGGAGTTCGATTCACCCGGTTACCTCTCCGGCCGGCTCATCACCCTTGAGGGGTCGGTTGAGACGTCGTCGGAGGCTGCGTTTGAGGCGGCGCTTGAGGCGTTGTCGGACATTCCTGTGCGTGACCTTGTGGAGTTCACGGTGACGACCTCGGTGGGGACGAAGGCGGCGATGGTTCGCCGGGCGGATAAGCCGGATGTGTCCGTGAACGTGTGGGGTCAGTCCGCCGCTTACCGGTTGGTGTTGTTCGCCCCGGACCCTGTTCTGTACGTCCCAACCCCCTAGGAGGCCCCATGTGGGAGGTAGGGATCTTCAACACTCAGACCGGTTCTCCCGAGTTGGTGGTGGATTGTTCGGCGGGGTCGTGGGATTCGCGGGTCACCGGTAGGGGGCGTGGGACGCATTCTGTGCCGTTGTTCAACGCTGGTATCTCGCAGTCGTTGATTGCGGAGCTGTCGCAGGGGAACAAGTACACGGTCGCTCACATGTGGGATACGCACGTCGCGTTCGCGGGTGTGATCGGTCGGCGTGAGCTCGACAACGACTCGCGTGTGTTGCGGATCGATTCGCAGGAGATCCGGGGCGCGTACTTCAATGCACGACTGCTGGACGGTGTCGTGAACTTCTTCGAGGGTGAGACGTTGCTGGGGGTGTCGTCGAAGTCTCGTTCGGGTGCTGTGCGGGCGACGATCGCGCTGTCTATTGATGCGAAGGATGCGTCGTGGGGATTGCCGCTAGATAAGCCGGCTGACGGGTCGGGGTCGTTCAGTGCTGACTGGTTGTATGACGACCGGTTGAACTGGGAGGACTACATCGCACAGATTGAGGCTGACGGGTGTGAGGTGTTCTTCCGCCCGTACCTTGACGGTTCCGGGAACCTGCGGTGGGCGACTGAGGTTGCGGCGAAGATCACCACTGGGACGGCAACCGAATACACGCCTGGCGCTTCCGATTCTCCGATCTTCGGGTTGAAGACGGCGGATGACTACACCGAGCAGGTGACCGGTATTCAGGGGTTCGGTGCGGAAGGGTCTCGTGCGTTCGCTGCATACCCGGGGACGACGCCGATCTCCGTTCGGGACACATGGTTGAACTTCAACGACATCGATGGTGCCAGGTTGCAGGCGGCCGTGGATGCCGCGTTTGCGAACCACATTGGTCCGACGTCGCAATGGTCGTTTGGGGCGCACATCTACCCGGATGGGCCTGAAGCGTTTGAGGTGGGCCGGCTTGTGGACTTGGCGTTCACGGGGCACGAGTTCTTCCCCGATGGGGTTCAGGAGAAACGGGTTGTCGCGGTTCGCGGCGATCTGGGGTTCCAGGTTGGGGTGGAGGTGCAGGATGCCGCTTGACGACCTCGGTGACGGTAGCGCTCAGCTCCGTGGGATGAAGAAGGACATTGAGCGGTTGCAGCGTGCGACTGGGGCTAGTGGGGACAGTTCTCACGCCGGGTCTGCTGCTGATACGACCCAGGTTGGTGATGATGCGGATGCGTCGGGGGTTGGGGCGAGCGCATACGGGTTCCATGCCACAGCATCCGGGGTCGACTCGACTGGTCTGGGCAACTTCACGAACGCTGAGGGTGATAACTCGGTAGCGGTTGGTAAGTCGGCTACGGCGCTCGAGTCCGGTGGTGTCGCGGTTGGTTGGGGCGCGTATGCGCAGAATGCTTCGGCGACGTCGTTGGGTGCGTTTGCGAACGCGCTTCACGATGACAGCACCGCCATTGGTACGGGTGCGGATACGACCGCTTCAGATCAGATCATGTTGGGCACGTCGGGTATGACTGTGGTGGTTCCGGGGACGTTCTCGAACCCGTCTGCTCGCCGGCTGAAGCAGAACATCAAACCCGTGCCGGTGATGCGTGATGTGTTCCCCGTTCTCTACGAGTGGGAGTACATCGTCGGTGACGGTCGTCGGCGTGTGGGTCCGATGGCGGATGACCTTGTGGGGACGGACGCTGAACGGTTCCTAGTCGTGGACGACGACGGTGAGCCTGCGGGGATCGACACGCCAGGGCTGCACACGGCACAGATCGCCGTGCTGCTTGCCCGCATTGAACGTCTGGAAGAGGAACTGAGGGGTCGTAATGGCTGAGCTGGCTCAACTGCCTGGGGTGCTGGATCTCCGCATCTACCGTGGCGATGACTCGAACTTTCAGGTCACGATGACGGACACCGAGTCGGGTGACCCGTTGGTGTTGCCGACGACGGGGTGGCGGGCGCAGGTGCGTCTCGACACTGCTGCTACCAGCGAGATTCTGTTCTCGTTGACGGTGGACGCGTCGGATGCTGCGACGGGTGTCATCTCCCTGTCGGTCGTGGGGACTGATACGGCGGAGCTCGAGGGTCCGGTGTTCTGGGATCTGGAGAACACGGACCTGGACCGCACGTACCTTGCGGGGAAGATTCGGTTGTCTGGGCAGGTGAGCCGCGATGAGTGATATCACCGTTTCGGTTACCGCACAGCCGGCCATCGAGGTAGGGGTTACACCTGCTGGCGCTACGGGGCCGCAGGGTCCGGTCGGTCCTGTCGCGGTTTCTGCGGACGAGGGCAACGTCGCGATCCTCGGTTCCGACGACCTCATCTACGTTCCCGAGTCGAGTGGTGGCGGGGCTGTTGATTCCGTCGCAGGCAAGACCGGGGTTGTGGTTCTCGAGAAGGCTGATGTTGGTCTCGCCAATGTGGACAACACGGCGGATGCGGACAAGCCTGTCAGCACGGCCACGGCGTCCGCACTGGCGGATAAGGCGGGCCTGGCATCGCCCACATTCACGGGCAACCCGACAGCCCCGACCGCAGCGCCTGGCGACAATGACACGACGATCGCGACCACGGCATTCGTAACGGCGGCTGTCGCTGCTGGTGGCGGTGGCGGTGGTGCGGCCCAGGAGGTTCGCCACTCGAACGAGGGCACCTACGACTACACCGGCACCGCCCCGAACGGGACAGCCGAGGGTTCGTCCGGGTGGACCGTGACCCGCATCACTCTGACCTCCCCGCCTGTCGTGATGACGGGCTCTGGAACGTGGACCGGTCGCGCCGGTCTCAGCTACTCGTAGGAGCATCCGTGGCAATCCGATATGCAGTAGCCAACGGCGACTGGTCCAGCACCTCGACGTGGAACGGCGGGACGCTTCCAGCCTCCGGCGACGACGTATACGCCAACAACTTCACCGTCAACATCGACCAGTCCATCACGGTCAACAAATTGCGGAAGGTGAGCAACGGGTCGCCCTCGATCGCTGCGGGTGGCGTTTTCGACATCACCGCCGCCGCGACGGTGAACATCACTTCCGGCATCATCTCGGACGACAACACCAGCGGCACATATATGCTGCGAGTGAATGCCGGGGCTGCGACGGTAGCGATCAACGCGCCGAGCATATCCGGTGGCGGCGGGAGCCTGACCGCCTCCGGCGTCCACGTCGCGACCGGATACACAGGCGCGCTCACCATCACAGCCACGATCCTTTGTGGTGTGGCCGGGTCAGGAGTTTACGTAGAAGGCGCCTCAACTCAAATTTCTATCGTCGGAAACGTCTCTCCTTCGGCCGGGGCGTGGGGGGTTCGGGTTCGAGACTCAGCACAGGTCGCGATCACTGGCGACATAACCCCCACATCCTCGAGCGTGGGCGTTCTTGTAGAAGGCGACACCTCCCGACTCGTCGTCACGGGCGACGTGGCGGCTTCCACTGGCGTCTACGGTGTTCAGGTATCTGGCTCAACAGCACAGGTCGCGATCAATGGTGACGTCCTGGGTGGAAACTCCACGGGGTACGGCGTCTATCTCCCGGCCGCATCGGCGGAACTTACGGTGATCGGTTCCGTTCGTGGGGGCTCCGGTTCAACGGGGTATGGGGTTTACGCAACCGCGGGGTATATGCGTCTCGACGCGCTCCTCAAGTACGGCTCCGCGGGGTGTGCTCCAATCCATTGCACGAACTGCATCCCGCAGTTTAAGCGATCTGGAACCGTGCTGGGGATCGAGGCTCCATCGGACGACAACTGGCCCGATCCGACTGGTGCGGTCATCACGGTCCAGGGTGGTTCCGGTGGCGACCCTGGTAGCCCTGACGCTGCGGACGTGAGATTGGGTACGCTGTACGGCCCGGACGGAGACCTTGAGGGAGCGCTTGCTGTCCCGCCGCCCAGCTTGGTCTCCGCTGGCGTCCCTACCGACGACACGGTAGGCACCGCGGCTCTCTCGCTCTCGGACGTGCTCGCCGGTACGGGCGCGCAGATCGCGGCGGCGACGTCGGGTTGAATTTCTTCGAGCCCGCTGTATCAGCGGCTGCTGTACGTGCTCGTAGTGGACATGGGCGAACCTATTGTCAACCGTAACGACTACCAGTACACTTCACGCATGGAGACCACCATGGACGTCGACACAACCATCTTCCCCGCACACTGGCGGCACATGGATGACGACACCACCTGCGACAGCCACGAAGTCTGCGCACGCGACACATACGTGCGTGGAGGCCGACCCAGCTTCGGGTCTACCCTGGCCGAGTGAACCCACGCGGCACCGTGACAACCGAAGACGCCGACCTGATCCAGGTGGCACGTGCACAGAAAGCCGCGGCGGACGCGAACTGGCGACGCGTGGTAGTCGAGGTAGCCGAACGATCCCGCAGTGTCCGCGAGACAGCGAAGGTAGCCGGGATCAGCCCGGACACCATCACCCAGTGGAAGAAAACCACATAGGTTCATAACCCGACGAAGGCCCCGGAATCCCCTCCCAAGGACCCGGGGCCTTTGTCATGCCCGGAGGTAACCCGATGCCGACCTACCGCAACGGGTATATCCCGGAATCCTTGCTCGTCACGTTCGCCACTGGGTGGAGTAAGACGGACGGCGACTGGAAGCACCAGTTGTCTCCGGGGACGTACGCGAAGCACGCGGCGTTGGTGAAGCGCAGCCCGGGCGGGAAGCTTCAGATCACGCAGGGGTGGGGTGCGTACCGGCCCTACTCTGCGCAGGTCATCGCGCGCCGCCTGTACGGCAACGGTGCAGCACTCCCGGGGACGTCGTCACACGGCGGGTTCTGGGAAAGCCGTCAAACACTCGCCATCGACTATCACAACTGGGGTGCCATCTACGGGTGGGATCAGGGCCGGTGGTTCGCTGACTGCCGGGCAGTGGGTCTCACCCCGGGAATGATTATGCGGTCCCGGGGGTACCCGGATGAGCCGTGGCACGTGATTGACCTTGACCCTTGGGCGCCAGCGCCCGCCAGTATCGGCGCTACCCCGTTCGAGGAGGACGACTTGGACAGCACACAGAACTTCAAACTCGACGCAATCTTCCGGGCACTGGTGAAGGACGCGAACGGTGGCCAGTACTTCATGACCGACCACATCGCTGGGCGTCTGGCGAACATCGAACCCCTCGTCGCGGATGTGCAGGGGCGTGTGCGCGGGCAGGACCCGCGCGGCGACATGCTCCAACTCATCATGGAGAAGCTGGGCCTGCCGATCACGGTTGACGTGGACGAGGTTTCGTTGGCGAAGGAGCTGGCGCCGCTGATCCCGGCCCATGTGGCGTCGTTCTCAGATGAGGACATTGCACGGATCTCGGAGGCTGTGGCCGACGAGCAAGCGAGACGACAGGCGTCATGATCATCGCTGCCGCGGACCCTGGGCTTTGGGCGTCGGTTCCGCCAGCAGTGTGGGGAACGCTTGGCATTCTCGGCGCCGCACTCCTAACAGCCGGTGGTGCCGTCCTCGGTACGTGGCTGACGAACCGGCGCAACGCGAAGGTCGACGCCGGCCAACTGGCACTCACCTACGCCCAAGGTTTGCGGGATGACGTGAAGAAGCTTGAGGACCGCGTCACGACTCTCGAGAACGAGCGGAACGCATATCGGTCTCACGCGCACGTCCTTCACGAGTGGGGCGGGTATGTGGAGACCCCCGATCGCCCCCGCCCGATCTGGCCGGTGAACCTTCCCCGATGAGTCCACACGGTATGACCAATCGCACCGCCTTGATGGGCGGTGTTTCTGTTTCTGGAGGAACCATGTCTGACATTCCCAACCCGTCGCAGCTCGGCGTGATCGTGAAGAACGCGAAGGCCCGCGCCATCATCTACGGCACCTACGTGGTGGCGATCATCGTGGCCGGCGCTGCACAGGTCTGGTTCGCGTCGCTCGAGCTCGGACAGCCCGACATCCTCGTCGGCATTGTCGCGGTACTCGCCTACCTGGGTGTCCCTGTGGGCACGCTCGCGGTCGCAAACACGAATAGCGGTGCTGCTTGATCCGCCCGGCCCCGCATAGTGTCACCAACGGGCTCCGGTTCATGCCCCACGGCATGACCAACATGTTCCGCACCTTCTTCGGCTGGTTCTGACCAACACTGATTGCCCCGCATCTCACCTTCCCGGTGGGATGCGGGGCGTCTTTTGTCGTTGGTGGCCGGTCTTCTCACCCCAGTCCGCGATGGCGCCACCACCGGGACCGTGCGCGGCGAGGAAGGCCATGTGTACCCGGTAGCAGGCATCCCGCAACGTCGTCGACCAGCCGATCACATCACCGTGCCGCATGACTTTGTAGCGGAGTTCGGTGCCGTTCATCACCCGGCGTAGTTCGATACGCCCGTACTCGAGCCCTTGAGGGTCGACCATCCGCCACACACCGGTCGGACCCTCGACTGCCGCTTCGATAGGGCTCCAGTCCGCCATGAAGTGAGACTACGCGCGCGCCCTGGTATCGGCTGCGGTAACCCAGTGGCGGTTTAGTGGCTGTTTTCAGGGCTTACTTGAGACTCCCTACAGCTACTCGCCCGCAGAATCACGGCAAACGGTAGGCCGAAGTAGGCCCAGGTAACCGCCACTGCATACCAGACTGCTCAGACGTCAGGTGAGTTGCTTCAACGATCGAACGTTGGCGAGGGTGCCACCGATGACGTCAGCCATCTGGATGTGCGCTTCGGGGACAAGATGCCCGTACACGTTCACCGTCGTTTGGATGGACTCGTGGCCGAGGCGTGACTGAACGTAGGGGAGTGGTGTCCCGGCTGCGATGAGCCAGGAGGCGTGTGAGTGGCGTAGGTCGTGTGGCGTTGGCCGGCGCGTCAACGGGACAAGCCCCGCAGCGTCGCACAGGTCTGCGTCCATCGCTTTCTCGACGGCAGGGTTCCATACTCGGTCGCGGAACATCTGGTTGCTGATGCGCCGCTTGAGGACTCGGGTTGCGAATACGAGCTCGTTGGTTGCACCCTTGTCACCCATCGCGGCTACCGCGTCAGGTGGAATACTGATCGTCCGGCGTGCCTTCGTTGACTTCGGGTGCTTGAGGACGGGAGTGTTCGTCTCTGACTTCTTCCACGCCTTGTCGATGCGAAACACGGCGGGGGTTGCTCGAGTGTTCACGTCACCCCACGTGAGAGCTGTTGCTTCACCCCAACGGCATCCGGTGGACGCGAGGAACAACACGAACCCTTGGTAGTGGTCCTGTGTGAAGTAGAGAAGTGTGGTGAACTCCTCGGGGGACAGGAACACGCCCTCCCGTTTCACACCCTTCGAGAGTCGGGTTTTGTGTGCGGGGTTGTCTTCCCGGATCTTCTCGGAAACTGCGGAGCTGAGGACTGCGGAGAGGATGCCGTGGTAGTTGCGGATCGTCTTCGCCGCCACAGCCCTACCGCCACCACGGCGGGAGGGTTGCGCTTCCTGCCAGGCAAGCCAACGCCCGACGTCGGCTCGTTGGATCGCGTCTACGGGGAAGTCTCCGAGGATGCGGAGGAACGAGTTGTTCGCAGCCCGTTCGTATCCTTTCCTAGTGCCGGGTTCCACACCGGTCAGGAGGCCACTGGCGGGGTCGAGGTAGCGGGCGGTCCAGGCTCGGAGTGTTACCGCGTCAGCCTCGCCCTGACGGCGTCGGGAGAGCACGTCCCGGGCTGCTCTTCCGCCGGCTGTCTCGACGAGGCGGGCGAACTCTGCGGCGCCCTTCTCTGTCTCGAACGTTTCTTGGACGACCTTGTCGCCGATGCGGAACTGAACCCGCCAGGAGACTGTGCCGTCCTTGTTCCTCCGCGCAGACGGCCTAGGCATCGGGGTATACGTAGTCGACGAGCTTGCGGATTCGGGTTTGGTCGTCGTCGCCCGGTTCCACGCCGATGAGGCGCCCCACGTGACGACGGGAGCGGTTCTGAAGAGACTCCCCCCACCATGTCAGTTGGTCACCCATCATTCCGACGATCTGCCACCACGCGAACCTCATCACTCACTCCTATCGGCGGCGATCGACGGCTTCCGGTGGAAGCCGGCCGCGAGGATCGCATCAGCCAAAGAGTTGGCAATGTCTGCGCGAGGCCACTCCACCCCGGCGTCATGGAGCACTCGTACCGCGAGGATGGCGAGCGCCTCGCGTTCAGTAAGATCTGTCATGTCGAACTCCTGTCAGTTCGTCCATCGCCCCGGCCTGTCGCAAGCAGGTGCGGGGCTCTTTTGTGGGTGGTACTCACCTACAGATTAACAGGGATGTAGGCGTAGATGTAGGCATGGAACGGAAAAACCCCCGAAATCCGCGGAATCTCGGGGGTTTTACTGGGGTGAGTAACGGGACTCGAACCAGTTACGCACCGAGTCGGGAAACTGGCAAGATCCGCGGAATTACGCGGGAGTTCGGGGGTTCGGGTCCTCACTCGCCTAGGCAGAAATATGCAGGTTTCAGGGGTCATATGTAGGCACGCCTACGTCTCGCCGGCCTTCTCCTGCTTCCGCCGATGCTCAGCCACACGCCGCTCGAGACAATCCCGGACCATCTCACTAGCACTCGCAAACCCCTCGTCCTGCGCGATGGCCTTAGCCTCTTCCCACAGCTCGTCGGGTATGCGGATGCCGCGGATCGTCGTAGCGGGCTGATTCGGCATACGCGACAGTCTGCCACCGCTGGGCTCACTGTTCATACAGATACCTCCTCCCCATTCAGACAGGGTAGCCCCGGTGTATGAACACCTCAACTTCGACTCCAAATACCACACATCTGTATGAACAGATCGCCAATGTCGTACAACCCCTCTAGCGAGTTGCGAGATCGTTACCATTTTGTCCCCCAAAAGGGGGACAGCGCTATCCGAGTTCACCGCCCGCATGTCGGACAGGCGGGTTAGCCTCAGAGTGCTCCCCGGGACGCACCGTGCGCCGTCCAGGCAAACGGGGAAGCGTCATCCTGGGGGACCACATGGGCGTATGCGGTATCGGACTTACCTGTGAGCTGATCTGTCCGGCCAAAAAGCCGGGCCACGAATGCACGCTGAGCATGCTCGAGTTCGCGGAGCTACTTGATACGCGCCTCAACGTCGCGCCACAGGGCAGCGAAGCTTTGATGCCCGTAGGTGTTGTGTAGGTAGTCCGCGAGCGTCGCCACCTGAATGATGTCCAACTTCTGTGGCGGCGTTTTCAACCACCTATAGAACGTCTTGGAAGACATGCCGGCCTCTTCGGCAGCGCTCGTGACGTTCACTTGATCGTCGTTGGCGATGTTCTCGCGAATCACCCGCATCAACTCGATTGCGCGCGCGCGCGCCAATTCTCGGCCTCCAGCGGTCGCCATAGCGGTTGAGTCTAGCGTCACGGTCCCTAAGAGTTCCCACTTCTGAGGCTGATACATAGCGGATCCTACAACGATTCACATTCTCAGTTGTGAGAATCCGAAGTTCCGCAAATCTGCCGTATCAGGCTGTAGACAGCGACCTCGGTGCGGCGTACATTCTCAGTTATGAGAACTCCCGCACTCCCGGCTCAGCAGATCAGCCGGCTCCTAGCCACCCAGGGTCGTGACTACGACTGGTTGGCTGAGGCGTCGGGAATCCATGCTGACAAGCTCCACGCCGTCATTGTTGACGGCACCCAGCCCCTCACCTTCGAGGACGCTGCGGTCATCGCAGACACTCTCGGATGTGACCTTCCGTTTCTCATTCATGGGACAGAGGAAGTCGCGGTGGGTATCCCGCAGATCGCCTCAATGCTGGGAGTTTCGACCGACACCATCTATCGGATGGTTCGGGGCGGGGACATCCCCGGTTTCAAGATGAAAGGCGTCTGGCGCTTCTTCCCCTCCGAGGTGAAGGAACACGTCAAGGCTCCGAAGGTCGACCCGTGGGCTCAGTCCGCGCGGTCCCGTTCCCGGAAGCGGGTGGCCTAATGGACATCGTTCGGTTCTTCTCCCGGACCCTCGCCACCCAGACGGGGTGCGTCGAGTGGCAGGGCGCCTCCTCGCCGACCGGGTACGGGAAGGTCAAGTTCGACGGGAAGGCGCGTGACACTCACCGCGTGTCGTGGATGCTGACACACGGCGAGATCCCGCCGGCTACTGATGTGTGCCACCGATGCGACAACCGGATCTGTGTGAACCCGCGGCATCTGTTCCTCGGATCGCGCGCTGACAACATGCGTGACGCTCAGAGCAAGGGGCGGTTGAATCTCGCCGCTGCGCGGGCTGCACATCCGAAGGCCCTGAGTGACGCCGACGTGCGGGAGATCGACCGACTCGTAGCGACGGGACTCTACTCGCAGGAGCGCATCGCTACCCGGTTTGGTGTGCATCGCCAGACGGTGTCGAAGATCAAGCACCGCCAGCTTCCTCGCTACCGCGCGTTGCTGGGAGGTGGTCGCTGATGTCTGATCGTGAGTTTGCGTTCGGTCAGTACCTGTCGCGTATTGGCGGCACGGATTGGACAGATACCCAGGTCGAGTCGGCTCAGGCTGACTTCAACGCCGGCGCTGACTGGATGCGCGCGTTCATGAGCGCAAACGGGGAGGCGTCGTGATCGTGTCTCGTCCTGTTCCGGACATCCTCACGGAAGACCCTCCACTCCCCACGGACATCCCCGAACTCGAGTAGCACCCGCTACACCGGCCCCCGTCGCAGTCACATGCGACCCGGGCACTAATCGTCGCGCCGTCGTGCGGGCGATTCCACAACTGAATCCCGCTCTATCCCGGATACCACCGGCAGAACATGAGGCGGGCTAACTCAATAGCTGAACTAACTCGGAAGTTTTCTGTTAGCGGTGACGCGGAACGTGTGCCGATCGCAGTAGCCGGGGAGACCCCGCAGTAGGCGGAGTCGAAGGGAATCAATGACTGGGAACTTGAAGCGTTCGCCAGTCCAGAGTCAGGCGCTAGACGCCTGATACATCGATTTTCGGATTGGTAGCTACGGGGACCACACCACCTCATGCCCGCAAGGGACGGTGTGGTCGCTACACGAACGGTAGGGGCGTAGAGGCGTCCCGTTGATCGTTCAGGAACGGACCAGTCCAGCGCTGCCGGCAGGCATCCACGTTCGAGCCGTGGAAGCGCACATGGAACTAGCAGAGCGCTTGAAAGCCCGGGTCTCCATCAGCGCCTCGGGCTGCTGGGAATGGACCGGGTCGCGCAACCTCAAGGGGTACGGACACATGAGGGTCGGTGGCCAGATTCGCACCGTGCACCGACTGTCGTACCTGACTTTCGTCGGGCCGATCCCTGACGGGTACTTCATCTGCCATCGCTGCGACAACCGGTGCTGCCTCAACCCCGAACACCTCTTCGCGGGCACGCCGGCAGACAACACCCGCGACGCCATCGCAAAGGGGCGCTTGCCTCAGTCCCAGCGTAAATGCGTCGGTCGCCATAGCGAGAGCGAGTACCGGCTGATATCAGGCAAGGTTCGCTGCCAGGCATGCGAGCGCGAGCGCGGGAGCCGACGTCGGGCCAGAGCTCGAGCCGCGTAACGACTTGTGGGGTTCGGTTCGGCATTGGGGGGACCGAACCCCACAACACACAAACGAATGGGGAGGGGCGATGCTGCTCAACCAGCGCACGTGGAACGTCTCGAAGACTCGCGACGGCAAGCCGAAGGTCACCCTGTACGAGAACGGCCGGCCGTTGCTGTCCCGCCCCGTCGACACGGTCGTCAAGGGCAACCAGTTCGGGCGACTCTGGTCCGAGAGCAACGCGGGCGAATGATGACTCAGGACTACAGGCGGACGGCGAAACGGTACCGCCACCTCACAACCGCAACCAGCATCCTCACCGGACTCACCACCGGCCTCGGGTTCACTGTCATGTTCACCAACCTGTGGGCGGGACTGTTCATCCTCGGGTGTTCGACGGTGCTGGTTCTTGTGGGTTTGTGTGTCCGTTCCGAGGCGGTTGAGGTGGGGCGGTTGGCGGCGTCTCAGTCCCGCATGACCACATGGAACCGGAGGGCGTCATGACCGCTATCGAAGATGCCCGCGCCGCACTTGTCTACTACGAGAGCGGGATCGACCACTCCGGCGAGAGTCTGACCGGCGAGGGTCCGTTGAAGTTTCCGGCGCCTGACCCTGTGGAGCGTGATGCGGGCCGTCGGTTGGCAACCGCGATCCGCACGTTGATCGCCGAGCACGACCGTCTGACCGCCGACTTGGCTCTGTACCAGGAGCACGCAGGTCTCACGTTTCCCCGGCCCCTGAAGTTCGCCCCGACCACCGACGCGCAGGTCGACGCCGCGTACGACGCGTTCTACGAGTCGATCCACAGCGCGGGTGTTTACGGGCAATGGCGGACCGGCATCCGGGCCGCTCTCGAGGCCGCAAGGGACGCGGGCGATGCGTCGTGACCACCTTGCGTGGGTGAACGGTCGCCCCGGATGGACCCGCCACGAACGCAACCACACCCTCCACGACGCCATCCTCTACGGGCTCATAACAGCCCTCACCCTCCACGCCATCCTCACGATCGCATTCAGCCCACGGAGGCAGAAATGACCGCTCTCGACGACGCCCTCGCCGCACTGGCGGAACAGCAGCAGTGGATGGATACCCACCGCCATCACCACAGCGCGCGCAAGTCTGACGTGAAGGCGTTGGCATCCGCTCTCCGTGCCCTCATTGTCGAGCACGAGTGCCCGATCACCGACGCACAGGTTGAGGCGGCGGCGAAGGCCCTGGCTGAGACGTTCGGGGAAGAGCCGCATCTTCCGTGGGACCGCTGGGGCGAACTATCCCGGGACGAGTTCCGGGCCGACGCTCGCGCCGCTCTGGAAGCCGCGAGGGACGCGTCATGAACGCTGCTGATGCTGACGACGCACTCACCGAAGCCATCGGCTACCGGGACGAAGCACTCCGAATCCTCGAACAAGCGCAGGCAGGCGTTGAACACGCCGAGTCCGCAATGTACGTCGCCAGGTCGAACCGTGACTCCGCTGAACGCCACCTTGAGGCGATGGAGAAGTGGGTTGCATCACGGGAACGGGTGCTGCGGGAGTTGACCATCGCCAACGACGGCGGGTATCAGCCGGAGGGAAGCGCGACGTGAGCGAATACACAGACGCGATGGACGACAAGTACGGCGACTGCCGAGATTGCCACGGCTTTGGAGTCGCGTACATCGGGGAGAACGGCGGGCGCGGGAAGGCAGGCGTGCTGTGCCCCGTCTGCGACGGGACCGGCAAAGCCCACCAATCGACCGATTCGGTGTCGTCGTGAACCGTCCCACTGATCTTGGCCCTATGGGTGAAGCCGCCCCCGTGAAGGGTGTGCGCAGGAACCACGGCCCGAACCTGTTCGCCATTGTCGGGCTGCTGTTCGCGGCCGTCACCATCTGTCTTCTCATCGTGGAGGTAACCCTGTGAACGAATACACCGCAAGCAACGGCGTGATCGTGAAGCTCGACGAGCATAACCAACTGGTCATAACTCAGCCGGGCAGCTACTACAGCACCCGCGACGATGGGACCACTGAAGCGCTGCGCGAGTTCTTCCGGTTCGAGGAAGATGAACGCTTCCTGCGGTGGCGTTGGCCCGAGAACCCTGAGTTCATCGTGTTCCCATCCGTGGTGTTCCAGCACCCGGCCGACGCCGCGGTAGTTCAGGTGGTGAACGAGGCGAACGGACAATCCCGTCGCGTCCGTCGCGATGACCCAGACCGGTCGTTGTACGGATACTTCTCCGAGGCCGCTGAGGCGTACTTCGATGCTCACCCTGAACCGAAACCCGCATGGCACGCCGCCAAAGAGGGTGAGGTGTGGCTGGTGGAAGAAACCGAAGCGCCCGCGATCGTCGCACGCGCTGACACCGGCCACCTCATGTTCTACGGGACGAACTGGCAGCACGCAGTTGAGCACGCTCGCATCGCTCGCCGCATCTACCCCGAGGACGACTCATGACCCGTTTCACCGCGTCGAACGGGGTGACGGTCATCGAAACCCCCACATACATCACCTACCAGTACCCGGACGACCCGTACCCCACGATTCACCTGTCCCGGGAAACCACTGACGCACTCCGCGAATACTTCACCACCCAGGAGACGACATGACCATTCAGTACGACATGTCCGACCTGGACTATCACGGCCGAAACGAGCTCTCGAGTACGGGGGCTCGTCTTCTTTTGCCCGAGTTCGGTGGGTCGCCGGCGAAGTTCAAGTACCGGCAAGGACGCGAATACCACTCGGCTGCGTTCGACGTCGGCAAGGCAGTCCACGCACAAGTCCTCGGGGTTGGTGCACAAGCCATCGCATACCCGGACGATGTGCTCGCGTCGAACGGCGCCGCATCGACGAAAGCCGCCAAAGAGTGGGCGGACAGTGTGCGGTTCGAGGGGAAGATCCCCATGAAAGCCGCCGACATGCGACCCATCGCCGGCATGTCCGAAGCCGTGTTGAAGCATCCGACCGCGCGGGCGTTGTTCGAGCTTCCCGGGCATCGGGAGGTGTCCGTGTTCAGTGAGGTTGACGGGGTGAAGGTTCGGGCACGGTTCGACGCGCTCACCGATGAGACACCGCAGGGTGTGTTCGGCATCGACCTGAAGACCACCAGCGAATCGGCCGCAGCGGACTCGTTCACCAAGACGGTCGTCAAGTACGGCTACCACGTTCAGGAGCAGTGGTACCGCGAAACCCTCGGCCAGGACATCCGCTTCGCCTTTGTAGTCGTCGAGTCCACCGCCCCCTACCTCGTCGCAGTCCACGAACTCGGACTCGCCTACAAGGACATGGGGAAGACGCTCGCAAAGGTCGCCCGCACCCTCTACGCGGCCTGTGAAGCGACCAACACGTGGCCCGGACACCCCGAAGACGTGCAAACCCTCGAGCCTCCCGTGTGGGCGGCAATGGCACACGAAGAACGCTACGCACTCAGCTCAGAAATCAGGATCTGACATGGACATCTCAGACACGATCATCGCCAACAGTGAGCAAATCAATGCCGACGATCTGCTGGGCGGACCCGTCACCGCAACCATCACCGGTGTTGAGAAGGGAACCGCGGATCAGCCGGTTTTCATCCACCTCGCGGAGTTCCCGGGCCGCACGTTCCGCCCCGCAAAGAGCGTGCGGAGAGTGCTGGTGGCGGGGTGGGGTGCAGAGGCGTCCGCGTATGTGGGACGTCGACTCACGATCTACAACGACCAGACCGTGAAGTGGGCAGGCCAGGAGATCGGCGGGGTTCGCGTTTCGGCGCTGTCACACATCGACAAGCCGATGACCGTCGCCCTCACAGTCTCTCGAGGCAAGAGAACGCCCATCACGATCCAGCCGCTCCCGTCCGATACGGGCGCGCTCGAGGCTGCACTGGCCGACATCGCAAAGGCCGACTCCATCCCGACGCTCAAGGCGGCATGGGATCTCGCCGGCACACGCGGCATCCAGAACCACCCCGACGTCGTCGCCTTGAAGGAACGACGCAAAACCGAGCTCGCTAAGGAATCGTGATGCCCAAGCCGACGAAGTACCCCCACGTCTTCCACTCCCGCTACAGGGAACACCACCCGTGGGCAGTCGTCTACAAGCCGGGACACGTCGACTGGCTCCCCACATGGCGTGAAGCGTTCGACAAGGCGTTCGCCTGGGCGCGAGTGTCACACGTCGCCACCCAGGTCATGCGGGAACTGCCGTGAACGTCCTCGAGCCCGACATCATCGTCCTCGACGAAACAATCCTGGACGAACACCTCGGCTGCGAGTTCCGGCACCGCACATCCCCATGCTCCGACGACGTCACCCACGTCCTTACCGCTTTCTGCGCCGGCCACGTCCTCGTGTGCACCAACGCTGCGGAACGAAAGGTGAAGGAGATCGGTGACGGGCGCACGGTGTGCAGTGGGTGTGCGAAGTTCGCTTCCGAGTGTTGGCGAGTCGTCCCCATATGACCCGCGCGAAACCCATTCCCCCGAAGAACCGCCGCCTCGTTGAACAACGAAGCGGTTTTTCATGCGAGGGCTGCGGGGAACACGAAGCAACCGAGATCCACCATCGCAAGTACCGGTCACGTGGAGGCGGGAACGAAGTCGCCAACCTCATCCACCTGTGCGGATGGGGAAACCACACCGGATGCCACGGGGTCGCGCACTCCGCTGAAGGCGGCGAGCTCGGATGGTCCTGCAACTCCTGGACTGACCCCGCCCTCACGCCGGCCCTGTACCGGGGTGTCATGTGTTGGCTCACCCCGGACGGGCGAGTCGTAGACGTCAAACCTGATCCGATGTTCTGAGGAGGCCGATTATGTCGTCAGAGTCATATCCCGGCCGTGACGACCCGTGGGTAGAAACCCTCATCGAGTACGCGTCAGGCCCATCCCGCCCGCAGAGGGTCGTCGCGATCCGCGCCCTGTGGATCCAACACGGGTGGACCGTCGAAGAGATCAATGAGGTGTGTTCGGTTGACCTTGCCGTGGTGCGTTTCGCGTTGCTGCATTACCCCGTCACCCCGGCGACAGACGACTGAGAAAGTCCCCAGATTAGTCCCCGTTTCGAACGGATTTTCGATAGAATGGGAACGGCCCCAAACCGAGTGGTGGAACACTCGCCGGGGCCTGACCCTGATATCGGTACTAGCGATAAGGAGGGCTGCTATGCAGTCTACCAACCCCAAGCCAACGCCCGGGAACGAGTGATGCCTCGCCCGAAGACCAACGGGCCATACGCGAAGCTCTCCGCCACCTACTACCTGGACGACGCCATTCTGGACGCCGGCCCCGAGGCGGAGTTGTTGTTCGCCCGGTGTCTCGCGTTCACCGCCGCTTCGAGTTCGGATGGATTTATCACCGAACGTCAGATGAAGACGGTGGGTATCGGACTCCGAAACGTGCCTCGACGTGTCGAGTCTCTGCTCAGAGTCGGCATCCTCACGCACGGGGATGGTGGGTATCTGATTCGGAGTTGGCTCAGGTGGAACAAGAGCGCGACAGAAATCGGACGGGAACTTCGCCGCGACCGTGAGCGTAAGGCGCAGAAACACGCGGAAGAACAGGCTCATTCCGCGCGGAATCCGGGTGGAGTCGGGGCGGATTCCAGCCCCCAAGTCAAGTCAAGTCAAGGACAAGGCAAGGCAATAACAAGTCACGCGAACGAGGTCGCACCTTCGGTGCTGGCGAATGGGTTCGAGGCTGCATGGTCTCACTGGCCGAAGAAGGTCGAACGCAAGCAGGCCGAAGAACGATTCAAGGTCGCTGTCAAACGCATCGACATCACCGAACTCGTCAACGCGATCATCCGCTTCGGTGACGCCTACGCAGCCACAACGGAACGGAAGTTCGTCCCGGCGCTTGGCGTGTGGCTGAAGAACGAGCGGTGGACGGACGAACTGCCGACGTCGGCGAAGCGTACAACACGCACGGAACAGAACCTCGACTTCGTGGCTCAGCTCGCGAGGGAAGAACAGCAGAACGCCCAGTGGGCGGGGCAGAAGGAGATCGGCGCATGAACAAGGTTGAGGTTGGACAGTTGCTGACGATCGCGTCCGGGTTTGACCGGTTCGTGACGGTTGACCGGGTGACGACGGAGGCGTGGTTCCTCGCTCTGGGGGATGTGGACTACGCGGAGGCTCAGGCTGTCGTGATCGCGCACTTCACCGGGCCGAAGGCTAAGGAGACGTTCTCCGTTCGTCATGTGCTCGAGGGGGTTCGGGATGCGGGGCGGTCGACCCCGGAGGCGATTGAAGCCGACGTCCGTTCCGCTAAGGCACGGGGACTGCTCGAGCCGACGTATCCGCCGCGTGAACCGTTGCCCGCGGACGTGAAGGTGTTGCTGTTTCAGGCGCGGGAACGGGATCGGGAGACCGCGCGACTCATGTTCGAGGTGGAGTCATGAGCGCAACGCGGCGCATCCAACTGTCGCGGCGCGCGGGCTGGACGATGCCCGAGGATGCCGTGAAGGTCAGCCGTGGCACATGGCTCGGTAACCCTTTCCGTGTCTACGAGCACTGCAAGGGGCGCGACGGTGATTGGGGCGTCGAAGACACTGGCCGCTTCAATACGAACATTGCCCACGGGTGGACGAAGCGCGGCGCCGTCAACTTCGCAATCGACTGCTACAAGCAGCAGTTCGACAAGCACTTCCCGCCCGGTTCCACCATCCGAGCGCACGTCGGGGTCTCGCTCTACGGCAAGAAACTTGCATGCTGGTGTGCGCCGAGCGAACCGTGCCACGCCGACTTCCTGGTGAGCGTCGCAGAGGAGTACCGCGATCTTGCCCTCATGTTCGAGGTGGAGTCATGAGCGTCTACTACGAAGACGAGTACGTGCAGCTTCACCACGGAGACTGCCGCGCGATCCGAGGATGGACGACCGCGGATGTACTTGTAACCGACCCGCCCTACGGCGTGGCGTGGAAGCGTGGAGCCACCACTTGGTACGGCAAGAACGGTGCTGTAGTCCCGCAGGATATCGAGACGGTGGCGGGGGACCATAGCCCAGAGGTTCGCGACCTTGCCCTCGACCTCTGGGGCGACCGGCCGGCGATCGTATTTGGATCCTGGCGCGTACCGCGCCCCGCGGGCGTCCGCCATCGGCTGGTGTGGCACAAGCAAGGCAGGAACCCCGGCCCATCCAATGCGCCCTGGTTCAGTGTCGATGAGGAAATCTACATCCTCGGTAGCGGCTTCCACGGGAAGCCGAACCCGAGCGTCTACCCGACGACCGAGAATCGCGCGACGGAACCGGGACGCATCGGGCACCCCACTCCGAAGCCCGTGGCACTTATGGAGGCACTTATCGCCAAGTGCCCTCCCGGTGTGATCGCTGACCCGTTCGCCGGTTCTGGTGCGACCCTCATCGCCGCCCGCAACCTCGGGCGAAAGGCAATCGGCGTGGAGCTCGAGGAGAAGTACTGCGAACTGATCGTGAAGCGTCTGTCGCAGCAGGCGTTTGACTTCTCAAATCTGGAGGAGTCGTGAGGCGTTTGTCTGAGGCTGTGATGACTGCCCGCGGTGTGCTGTTGGAACAGTACGGTCACCCCCACACGTGGATCAGGTTCGATACCCCGGTGCGGATTGTGGACGCGAGACCACGGAGGAACACGCCGAATTATTTGGGGTGGGCGCGTGTCGACGCAGAACCCGGGGCGAACGGGCGTGTCCCGGTGAGGTGGATCAACGAAACCAACTTCAACCGGTTTTACCGAAAGGTGCAGAAATGAGCAACAACGATACGACGATCCATATCCCGGTTGGACTGGACGCGCAGCGGAAGGTGATTGACGCGACGCTCTACCTCCCCGCGCCGATGACACGGAGCCAGTGGTCGCAGATGCTGGCGGTGCTCGATGCGATGAAGCCCGTCCTCGTTGAGGATTCCATCGGGATTCCATGGTCTAGCACTCAGCCGCTCGTGCCGTGAACACTCCTCGTGTTCGTGTCCCTATGACCATGTCCGGGTACTGCGCCCACCCATCCACCCCAGGACACGACGGCTGCCGGCGGGTCACGTGTGCCTGCAACTGCCACCGAGCCGATAGGAATGAGAAATGACCGAGCCGACGATTACGCAGACGTCCGAGGGCTACCCGATCGAGGTTGGCCGGTGGGAGAAGCGCACCGTGAAGGTGGGCCGCGAGTGGCGCGTGGAGGTCGACGGTGTCCACGTAGGCGACGTCCGCTACGCCCTCATCACCCGCGAGCGGCGCACCCCTGGAAAGCGATACGTCAACGCGCGGTGGCAATCCCCGGGCTGGCAGTACCGCGGCGCTGGCGGGCACTACGGCCACTGGTTCGAGGGCTACACCAAGAAGGAATGCGTCGAACGGCTAGTCCGAGACGCGCGCGCCTAAACCACAAGCCTCCACCTTTGACGGTCCTCTTTCCTTCGGGTAGGGGGCCGTTTCTCATACCCCCAAGGAACCAAACGTGAAGATCCAGGTTGATCTTGACCCGCGTGACGTGTGGCGAATCCAGGAAACCGCGGAGCGTCGAGGCATCACCCCCGGGCAAGTCCTCCGCGAAGAACTCCTGCGCCAACGCCACGGCCGCGACTACCGAGAAGCCGTCCGCTCGAGGGTCACCGCAGGCATGTGTGACGCCGACATTGCCGCCGAGCTCGTATGGCCCACGGTCGGCACCATCGCCGGCACACGTAGGTCCCTCGGCCTTAAAGCAAACCCCAGATACAGGAGAACCACATGAGTGGTGACGTGATCGTCCCTTGCCCCCGATGCGGGGTTGCACGGCAGGTGAAGACCGGTGCTGCCGGGAAACACTGCCAGGACTGCAAGACGCTGCGGGGTACACCGACCGTGTCGCGGACGTGGATGGATGACGCCGCGTGTGCGACCACAGATCCGGAACTGTTCTTCCCCAGCGAGGACGACACGTGGCGTCCCACCCGGGCGGCGAAAGAGATTTGCGCGTCCTGCCCGGTACGTGACCTGTGCCTCGCTGACGCACCCGCATGGGACCGGTGGTCGATCCGGGGTGGGCAGACCGCTACTGAACGCCGACGAAAGGCAGTCGCATGACCAGATCACATCGCACCGCCCGTCAAGCCGGAACCAGCTTCGAAACGTGGCTCGTCGACTACTGGCGGGAAGCATTCGGAACCCGCACCATCGAACGCCGCGCTAGGAAAGGCGCCCGCGACGAAGGCGACATCGCCGGACTCAACAGTCACGCCGGCCCCATCGTCGTCGAA